GAATTATACTTTGAAGATTGGCAACAATTATTGTTTAGAACAACTGAGCAAATAATAATTGACTACAATCCATCAGACGAATACCATTGGATTTATGACAAGGTGCTAACAAGAGAGGATGTTGAATTTTATCAAACAACATACAAAGATAATCCATTTTTAGAGCAATCGCTTGTCAATGAGATTGAAAGGCTAAAAGACATTGACGATAACTATTGGAGGGTTTATGGTTTGGGAGAGAGGGGAGCAAGTCGCTCACTTGTTTTTAAATTTCAAACAATAGACAGCATACCTGAATCTGCAAAATTAATTGGCAGAGGTTTGGATTTTGGTTTCTCAAATGACAGCACAGCTTTGGTTGAAACATTCATTGAGGGGGATGATATGTACTGCAGAGAGTTGTTATACAGAACAGGAATGACAAATCAGGATATCGGAAACGAGCTAAAGCGTTTGGGATTAGATCGGAGAGATGAGATTTGGTGCGACTCAGCAGAGCCGAAATCTATTGAGGAGATATTCAGAATGGGATTCAATGCAAAGAAAACAGCAAAGGGCAGTATCAATATCGGAATCGATATGATCAGGAGATACAGATTGCATGTTACGACTGACAGCGTTAATATGATTAAGGAGTTGAGAAATTACAAATACATAGAGGACAAGAATGGACAGCTAACAAATAAGCCGATTGATGCTTTCAACCATTCGCTTGATGCCCTGAGATATTCGATTGTAAATAAATTGGGCAAACCTAATTATGGTACTTACGCTATCAGATAAACAAATTATCTTCTTAAAATAAAAAAGTTATTAAAAAACTTTGATAACTCAATTATGTGTTTTATATTTGTATCATAATAATAAAACAAAATAAAATGAAAACATCAGAAGTAAATCAAAATCTAATCGGAAAAGAAGTTGAAATCATTGTTACAGGTTTAATGGTTAAAGGAATTGTAACAGGTATTTTTGAAGATAAGCATGCAAAGGGAATTGAAGTAGAACACGAACCTGTACATTGGGGAGATGATATTTTTACAAACACAACTTCAATGGCAAGAAAATGGGATGAATTTGGTAGCTTACGACACGCTAAACTAATATAAATAAAACAGGGGGAGCAATCCCCCTTTAAAATCTAAATCATGAAAGCAGAATTTAACATCATAGGATTTCACAAAGATATATACCTCAACGGAAAGTTTTATGGCTCAATCAAAATGGATGAGGCAGACAGAGAGACAATGGGATATACAGGCAGAAGAGTTGAGGTTTTGGATCAGGACTTCAAAAACAAAAACAAGAAGATCAAGGCAGGTACAGAAGTCGTTTCTGAATGTGTGCCTTTGTGTGGTAGGATAAAAGGTAACATGGAGCAAGTGATTCAAACTTTAGCAAATAGCAGAGTCGTATATAATTACTAAAAAAAAATACAAAAAAGCTTGTGTTATTAAAATTATTTGATATCTTTGTACTATAATTGATAACAAAATAGACATGAATACAAAAGTAAAAATCGGAGATCAGTTCAAATTACAGAGAGAAACTCCATTCGGAAAAAAAATCACAGAGATGGTCAAAGTTGTAGCAATCAGAAATGGAATGATGCTTTTTGACAATGGTCAGGAATTTCACTTAATTAACTTAAAATAAAAATAAAATGACACTTAAAAGATACAAACAGAATTTAAGAATACAAGGGAATCAGGTTTGGAGTTACTCAACACACGTTGCTACTATTGATGGAGATAATTTAAACCAACTCGGCTATTGGTCAATGACTACTCAAAAGCATATCAACTATGTTGCTAAAGAGTTATGCTTAAATCTAATCAAATGAGAAATATAAAGCTAACAGAAAATGATTGCACCTTTGTTCATTATGTTCTAAGGATGTATGCGAATAAAACAGATGGGCTTGATCAGGATGACAAGGCAGAGATTCGAGAGGTTGCAAATAAATTTAAAATATAAGTTTATAATTTACAAAAAAAATGAGGACACAATTAGACGATCTAAAAAAGGAATTAAAGTTTTTTGACAATATGATAGGAGTTTTTAATCATAATGGAATGACAAGAGAATCAAGCGAGGTCTACAGGGCTTACGAAAATAAAGCTATGGAGATTAGATCAACAATAAACAACATAAAATGACTGAAAGAGATATTTTAGAGGACATATATATTGACAATACAATCTCAATGTGGGGAGGTAAAAATGGAGAGGTTTGTTTTGAATTAGAGGATGGCAGATTGCTTACCTTTAATGCTTACAATTTGATGAGGGATTTGCCAAGTATTGTTCAGCTAACCTTTGATGAGGTTGCTTGTGAAAAAAAATTCATACAAAAAAAATATAAGGAGCTCGCTAAATTTATTAGCAAGTAAATTGTTTTTTATTATTATAATTGAAAGGGAGGTGCATTAATGTGCCTCTTTTTTTTATTACTTAGATTTACAAATAATTTTTAAAATAGCGTTATACATATATATGGAAATAAAAATCAATGTGCCTGATTCTTTGAGTGATATTACATTGGAGCAATATCAAAAATACGAAAGGATCATAAAAGCAAACGAAGATGTCGAAGAGTCGGAAAGATTTATAACTTGTAAATTAATTGAAATCTTTTGCAATGTTTCTTATGATGTTGCTAACAACATGAAGTTAGTCGATTTTGAAAGGATCGCCACAAAGATTTATGATATCATACAAAAAACACCTCCACTTGTAAGGACATTTAAAATGGGAGAGAGTGAGTTTGGGTTTGTGCCTAATTTAGAGGATTTGACTTTCGGAGAGTATATTGACATCGATAATCATTTGGGAGACATTCAGCAAGTTCACAAAGCTATGGCTGTGCTATATCGCCCTATCAAGCAGAAACTAAAAGACAAATACATTCTTTACGATTATCATGGAGAGGAGTTTCATGATGTTATGCTCAAAATGCCTTTGGATGCAGTAGTTTCATCAATAGTTTTTTTTTATCGTTTAGGGATAGATTGCTCGACCGCTATGATGACTTATTTGGACAAGGGCAAACAGAGGGAAATACAACAAGCGCTCAAAGCGGCTTCTCAAACAAATGGGGATGGTATCAATCACTCTTTGCACTCAGTAAGGGAGACATTACAAGAATTGAAAAGGTCACTAAATTAAATGTAAATTTTTGTTTTACAATGTTAGCATTCATAAAAGAAAAGGAATCAATCGAGGGCAAGGAAATTAAAAACAAATTTTAAATGGCAGTAAATCAAAATCAAGGATCAAAAAGTTTTTTACAACTAATCGAAATCCTGAGAGATAGTTGCTTGGATAATAAGCTAATCAATACAGTTTCACAGGGAGACATTAGTGAAGTTGATTTGGATAAGCAAAGCATCTTTCCTTTGGCTCACATTATTGTAAATAGTGCTCAGTTTAATAGTACAATAATTACCTACAATGTTACAATTCTTTTTATGGATATGGTTACAGAGGGCAAGGAGACAGGAGTTGATATTACAGAGGCAGAGATTTATGCAAATGACAATGAAAATTGGGTTTTTAATTCAATGTTAAATTCAGGGAATCACGTTACAGACATTTTTAATAGTGGCTCAAAGAATGATGGCAATACAAGGATAGTCAGAGAATCAGTACAGGCAGAGCCATTCAAAGACAGATTTGAAAATTTGTTGGCAGGATGGAGTTTTACCTTTAATGTAGAAACAAGAAATAACATTGATCGATGCAATACCTAAAAGAAACAAGACAAGTCATTGAAGCTTTTGGCAAGAATGTAATAGCTAAATCAAGAGGCAACCTAACAAGGAGAAAAAAGATTGATCAGGGTTTGCTTTATTCAGCATTAAACTATTCAATCATTGAGGACAAAAAAGGGTTTTCTGTTGTTTTTAATTTGGGGAAGTATGGAGCATTTGTTGATCAGGGAGTCAAAGGTGCAGACCCATCAATCATTGACAGATGGACTGCTAATGGAAAAAAAAGAACAGGAGTTCAAAAAGCACCTTTAAGCAGATTCAGTTTCAAAAGTAAATACCCACCAATGAAACCTCTTACAGAATGGGCTAAAAGAAAAAATTTTAGATTGAGAGATGAAAAGGGGAGATTCGCAAAAGGCAACTACAAAGCAATTGGATTCGTTTTAAGCAAGTTTATCTATGCTCAGGGGATCAAACCTACTTATTTTTTTTCAAACCCTTACAACAGAGCGTATGGTCGTTTGCCTGATGAAGTGACTCAGGGTTTTGTCAGAGATTTAGTTACTATGATCAAAGAAAAATATCAAAATAGAAAAACAGATAACCAATGAGTACAATCATAAATGCAAGAAGTCCGTACTTCGTTAAATATGAGGCAACACAAAGCAACCGAACTTTAGTTGGGGTGCAAGTAAATGTTTTTATTTACAGTGGAGTTTTCGGAACAGATAAACCTCCGACATCGGATTTCTATATTGAGAGAGAAATCGTATCTACAAATACACCTTACATTGTTATTGACATAGCAGAGTTTATTCGAGATGAATTGTTTACAAAATACTACACATCTGCTATTGATGCAGTTTGGGTTGAGTTAGATGCAGTTATAACAGAGTTTGACAATACAGTTTTCACAGAGCAAGACGATAGAAATTTTTTGGCTTTTGATGGATTCGGCTATTTTAATGAGGGATCAAACCCACGAAGATTTAATCAACCTCAAAATCCTGCACAACCTTTTACACCTCAAGTATTGCAAGACAATCATTGTGTCTATTTTACAACAGGGAGAGATATACGAATCCCTTTATTTTCAGAGCCACAAGGCACAGCAAATTACATCGGAGGGGCAGGATATTGGAATGAGACAGAATACTATTGGACTGCAGCAGATGTTAATTGGGATGGAACAGCAGTTAGTCAAGTGATTACAGATAGTAGTGATTCAAATGATAAAATACAATACTTGATTTTAGGTGCAGGACAATTTGGAGATGGAGATACAATTACAATACAAAGCAATGTAGGATCAAGTCAAACCACAGTTCTTACTCTTAACCGATTACAATGTGGAAAGTTTGAAAAAATAAGAGTGGTATTTTACAATAAATATGGAGCGTTGCAGGATATTTGGGTTGATAAGAAAAGCATACAATCTATACAGGTTAGAGATCAGGAATTTAAAGCAAACATTTTAGATTATACAACCACAATACCAAGCTATGATACTAACTCCCATACAAAACAGAGATTTGATATTTCGGCAAATGAGAGAATAGTTTGCAATACAGGATTTATTGGAGAGTGCATGAATGATCCTATCAAGCAATTGCTTTTATCTGAGAGCGTTTGGTTGGAGTTTGAAGATTTAAGCGTCGTGCCTGTAATTGTTAAAACATCGAGTCAACAATTTAAAACAGGAGTCAATGACAAGCTGATTCAATACACATTTGAATTTGAATATGCTTTTGACACAATTCAAAATGTAAGATAAATGCAGATAGTACAGCTTTTTGTTGATGGTCAGAGAGTAGAGCTTTTTAAAGATGAGAGCATTACTCTTACACAAACAATTCAAAATGTGAAAGACATTGGATCAATCTTCACTGATTTTTCTAAGTCGTTTACAATGCCTGCATCTAAAATCAACAATCGAGTTTTTAAGCATTTTTATGACGATGGGATTGCTAATGGATTCAATGCAAATGACAAATTACCTGCAAAAATTTTGTTAAATCAACAAGAATTTAGAAAAGGATTTTTGGCTTTGGATGGAGTCAAAATGACAAACAATAAACCTTATGCTTACAAGGCGACATTTTTTGGAGAAACAGTTGATCTCAAAAAAAAATTAAAAGAGATTTCACTTCAAAATGTTTTCGAGGCAGTTACAACTTACAATCATGATTATAACAGAGCAAATGTTCTGCAGGGTTTGAGAGCAAATTTAATATCAAATAATATTATTTACCCCTTAATATCTCACACAGAGAGGCTTTATTTCGATAGTTCAAATACATCTGCAGGGAGTCGCAATTTGGACTATGCAGGGAGTGGCCCTACAAACAATCAAGGAGTCAGATATACAGATTTAAAACCTGCAATCAGGGTTTCAAAAGTCATTGAGGAGATTGAGAATTTTGCAGGTTTAGAATTTAACAAAACAGATGCAGATTCTTTTTTTAATACATCTCAAAATGATATCTACGACAAGCTATATTTGTGGATAGCAAGACAAAAGGGAGACCTTGCAGTCAGTTATTCAGGAGGCAGTCAAATTAGAATACCTATCACAGGGATCGGATATATTGCAGGAGACATCAATACTTGGTCAGTCATCAACCCACTTCAGGATGCAACTTGTTACACAAATGCAAATGCATTTGGTGGTATAACACCATTCCCTTGTGCAAACTCAGAAATCTCAGGAGGGATTTGGAGTTGTGATAGTTGGTATTACAACAATGGATTGGGTTACCCTAATTACCAAGCACAGAGCGAATCTTATTCTTATTCATTAACTATAACATCATCAAGCAGTCAACCGTTTAACATCATTTGTGAGAATGTTACAGGCACAACATCAATACAAAATTCAATACAAAATCAAACAGGAACAGGTGTTTTACAATCTTTTATTTTAGGAACAAACAGACAATCTTTTCGATGGGTTATTGAAACAAGCGATCCTAATTTTACTTACTCAGCTGATTTAAGAATAAAAGGATCAAGAATTTTAAACAGTTTTTTTTCAAATTATACTATAAGTTTTGAGCAACAATTTAGAGACATACAGCCAACAACAGGGGTTTCGAGAATAGTTATGTCAGATCAAATGCCTAATATCAAGGTTTTAGAATTTTTGACAGGCATGTTTAAGATGTTTAACCTAACAGCTTTTATTCAAAGAGATGGCAAGGTCAAGGTCATGACTTTAGACAAATTTATGGAGACAGGAATTGTAAGAGACATTACTAAATATGTAGCTAAAAACAAATCAGATATTGACTATGCTATACCATATCAAGAGGTCGCTTTGAGATGGCAAGAACCTAAGACATTTTTGGCTCACAATTTTAATGAGATCAACAATAACAAGTTTGGATTTTTAGAGAATTGTACTCAGCAACCTGAAGTTGCTTCAACAGATAGAGGCAACAAATATGTAATTACTTTACCTTTTGAAAAAATGATTTACGAAAGGCTGTCGGATGGAAGCGTACGAACAAACATAGCAGTCGGATGGAGTGTTGATAAGGATCAAAATGCTACACTTACAAAACCTCTACTTTTTTTAAGAAGGCAAACACAAACAGGCTACGCAAGAAGATTGAGTTTTTATTCAGGCATTGATTCTAACAATGCAGCACCTGTTACACAATACAATCGTGCTGCAAATAGCTTACAGCAAGAAACAATAAACTTTGGATCAGAAGTTGATGAATGGACAGGAATCACAAAGGATCGGAGTTTATTTAATGAGTATTATTTAAAATACATAAAAGAAGTTTTCAGTCAGAAAAGAAGAGCAGTAAAAATCACAGCTTTTTTACCATCTGATTTTTTAAGGAATTATTCACTCGCAGACAGGTTGCAAATAGGAAATAGATTTTACATAATAAACAGCATAACAACTAATCTTAAAAATAATGAGAGCAAGTTAGAATTGTTTAATTATACATCAAACATATACTAATGATAAACGAAATAATAAAATTATTACCCTACTTAAATGGAGAAACCGAAAGCATAAGAATTGCACAAGGAAAGTATAAATTACCCCAAACAATAAAAGAGGGCTTTAAACAAGCTAAAAGAGAAATATCATGGCGCAAGAAACAATAATTGTAAAGATAGAAACAGGCAAGGCGCAACAAAGCGTAGCAAAGCTTGACAAGGGTTTACAAAAGACAGGTAAATCTGCAAAGACTACAAGCAAAGGTTTGTCAGGTGCTTTTGGTGCAATGAGGGCAGGCATATTATCTGCAATCCCTGCACTTAACGCTTTCAAAATTGCACTTATTTCAACAGGAGTCGGAGCAATAGTTGTGGCAGTTGGTGCTTTGGTTGGTGTTATGGCTAAAGCTGCAAAGGCAGGTGCTGAGTTTGGGAAAGGTGTTTCTACATTAAGAGCAGTTACAGGAAAGACAGCAGATGAATTGGAGAGAGTTACTGATCAAGCAAAGCAATTAGGATCAACAACAGCTTTTACAGCAAAGCAAGTTTTGGGTTTACAGACCGAATTAGCTAAGTTAGGGTTTTCATTACAAGACATTGAAAATTCAACTCCTGCTATTTTGGATTTGGCTGCATCTTTGGAGATTGGATTGAGTGAGGCTGCTGCTTTTGCAGGATCAACAGTTCGTGCATTTGGTTTGGAAACTGAGGACACACAAAGGTTGGTAGATGTCTTTGCTAAAAGCACCTCAACAACAGCTTTGGATTTTGATAAGTTGAGAGAGAGTTTGAAAATGGTTGCACCTGCCGCATCTGCAGTCGGAGTGAGCGTTGAGAGAACAACAGCATTGCTTGGTGGATTGGCAAATACAGGTATCACAGGCAGTATGGCAGGAACAGGACTTGCTAAGACATTTATTGAGTTATCAAAAAAGGGATTGACTTTAGAGGAGGCTATGGATCAGGTCAATGGCTCTTCAAACAAGTTGAACACAGCAATCGAGTTGGTAGGAATCAATGGAGGTAAAGCTTTACTTAACTTAGCAAAAGTCGGCAATCAGGAATTGGACGATTTGACTTCAAAATTTGAGGGTGCTGAGGGTGCTGCAGCAAAAATGGCAGAGGTCAGACTCGACAATTTAGATGGGGATATGACAAAACTTGGATCAGCTTGGGAGGGCTTACTTTTGGGCTTTGAAGATGGAGAGGGACCAATAAATTTCTTACAAAGGAAAGTCATTCAGGGGTTGACATTAGCAATCGAGGGATTGGGATTTGTTATTGATGTTTTGGCTTTTAGCTTTCGTGAATCATGGAACAATATCAAACTTGCAGTTAGTGGAAACGTAGATATACTAAAAGGGCTATTGAAAATTTTAGGCGGTGCAATAGGAATGTTTGCTAATAGTGCTATTTTGGCAATTTCAAAAATACCTTTGATCGGAAAAGCTATTGATAAAAAAGCCGCTCAAAAAAGATTTGATGAGGCTAAAAAATTGGTTGAGGATGGGGCAAAGGATATTCAGGCAGGAGCAGAAAAATTTGCACAGGTTGCTCAAAACCGATTGACAGCGGCAATTAGATTCGCTGCAGAAAGAAGTGGACAAGCAGAGAGAAAAGAAAAGAAAAAACAAGAAAAAAAGAATCAGGAGCAACAAGCTAAGTTTGATGCAGAGGCAGAAGAGAATAGAAAAAAAGCGGCAGAAGAGGCAAGAAAGCAGAGGGAAAGTGATTTAAAAAAGTTGGCTGCTATTGAAAAAAAATATCAACAAGCATCTGAGAATTTAGTCGACAAATCAGAATTAGAAAAAGCAGAAAGAAAACGTCAAAGAGCATTAGAGGAGTTGGATGCTTTAAAGTTAACTACAGAGGAGAAAAGAAAAGCAGAAAAGCAAATTAACGATTTTTATGATAGTTTAGAAAAGGAGGCAAAAGCTAAAGATGAAGAAAAAGCTCAATCGGATCGAAATAAGAAAAACCAAGAAAAGCTTGATCAATTCACTTTCGACAAAGAAATTGATGAGTTACAATTTAGCGAAAGAAGAGAGAAAATAAAAGAGCAACAAGCATTATTGCTTGAAGATGAGTTGTTGAACGATGAGCAAAAGGCTTTGCTTAAAAAACAGCTTGCAGATCGGATGGTTGAAATCAATACAGAAGAGCAAGAGCACCTTTCAGATATTGAGGCTAAAAAGAGGCAAGATAAGCTTGACACATTGGATGCTGTGATCTCAGTAGCAGGTGCAGAGAGTGGAGTCGGAAAAGCATTACTTGTTGCAAAACAAGCATTGATGCTAAAAGAGAGTATTTTGGAACTCAAAAGGATTTCATTCAAAGGCAAACAAGCTGTGGCTGAGTCAGCAGTTGATTCAGCAAAAAACATTTCGTCAAGTTCAAAAATCGGTTTTCCACAAAACATCATTACTATTGCAATGGCTGTTGGTCAAGGAATTGCTTTAATGAGGAGCGTAAAAAAAGCAGTTGCAAAATCAGGAGCTTCAGGAGGGGGAGGAGGATCAGCCCCAACAGTTTCAACACCGAGAATGGCAAATGCTGAGGGAGGATCACAATTACCTGCATTTAATATAGTTGGATCAAGCGGAACAAATCAATTAGCTGATGCAATAGCAGGTCAGCAACAGCAACCAATCAAAGCATTTGTTACGAGTCAAGATGTTACAACAGCACAAAGTTTAGAGAGAAACATTGTTGATGGTGCAACCATCGGTTAAACACAAAAAAATAAATTTAACGCGTTATACAATTATGAGAATAGTCGAACTAATTTTGGATGAAGATCAAGACAATTTTGTTGAAGCAATTTCTGTTGTTGAATCTCCTGCAATTGAGCAGGACTTTGTTGCTTTAAAGTCGCAAGAGTTTAGATTCGCAGAACAAGACAAGGAGCGAAAAATCTTAGTCGGACCAATACTGATACCTAATAAACCTATTTACAGAAAAAATGGAGAAGATGAATACTATATTTATTTCAGCAGAGAGACAGTTCAGAAAGCATCCCAACTATACCTAAAACAAGGAAACCAAGCCAACTCCACTTTGGAGCATAGTGAGGATTTAAAGGGGTTAACTCTTGTTGAATCATGGTTGGTTGAGGATAAAAAAAATGACAAGTCAAACATTTATGGAATGGACTTGCCATTAGGCAGTTGGGTTGGAGCAGTAAAGGTTGACAATGATCAGGTTTGGAATGAATATGTAAAAACAGGAAAGGTCAAAGGCTTTAGCATTGAGGGTTACTTCGCTGATAAAGCAGAGGGAAATAAAATTACTGAGGAGGAGATGAATCAACAAATCATTCAAACATTAAAAAATATAATTTCAAATGAATAGATATTTTAAAACACCGAGTTATTCAAGCCCTAAAAATGGTAAAAGAGGATGTTTGTGTGAGGACAATACTTATCACAGAAAATGTTGTGATGGCAGTTTAATGGCACAAGGTATTGGATCAGTATATTCAAAAGAAAATGAATAGCTTAAACGCAATTTTTAAAATTAAAATCGTTAATTAAATAAATCAGAAAAATGAGTGCAACAACAACACTAAACAAAGTCAAAGAAGTTTTGGGCTTGCAAGTAAATTTGGAACAAATGAAATTAGACAACGGAACTATTGTTGAAGCAGATAGCTTTGCAAAAGGAGAGTCGGTTTTTATTGTTACAGAGGATGACAAGGTCGCTCTACCAAAAGGAGAGTATAAAATGGAAGATGGCAAAAAACTAATTGTCGAAGAGGATGGCATTATTGCTATGATTGGAGAACAAGAAGAGGCTGAAAAGGAAGAGGCTGAAAAGGAAGTTCAGCAAGAGGAAGAGGTCGAAGCTAATTTGGAGGATGAACCAAAGGAAGAAAAAATGGAATACGTTTCAAAAGAAGAATTTTATACTGCCTTAGAAGAGATCAAGGGAATGATTGAAAAAATGACTATCACAGAGGAGAAAATGAGTGAGCAGACAGAAGAGGTTGAGGCAGAGGTTAAGAATGAGCAAGTCGAGTCGGATGCTACTAACGAAGAGGTTAGTGAGCAAGAAGAGTTGAAAGAAGAGCTTTCAAAACCTGCAACAGAACCATTGAAGCATGCACCAAAAGAGGAGAGTGCTTTCAAGGCTAAATTCAAATTTAACACTAACAAGAATATAACCGCTTACGATAGAATAGTGAGCAAAATTTTAAACATTAAACAATAATAAAAATGGCAACATCAGTATCTATTACATCTACTTATGCAGGGCAGTTTGCAGGAGAATATATCGGAGCGGCTCTATTAAGTGGTAACACATTGGCTAACCAACTAATCACAGTTAAGCCAAACATCAAATTAAAAGAAGTGATCAAAAAAGTTGATTACACTTCTGCTATCGCAAATGCAACTTGCGGATTTACAGACACAGGATCAGTTGATCTAACTGAAAGAATACTTGAACCAAAAGAGTTACAAGTGAACTTAGAGCTTTGCAAGACTCCATTTCAGGACGATTGGGAGGCTGAGTCAATGGGCTTTTCAGCACACGACTCGCTACCTCCAAAATTCAGCGATTTCTTTATCGCAAGAATCTCTGCAGATGTAGCATCAGCAACTGAGACATCTATTTGGTCAGGATCAGCAGGAGCAGGAACTTTTGATGGATTCTCTACTCTATTTGCAGATGCAGCATTCGCATCAGCAGGTGGTCATGTCGAGACTCCTGCAACAGTTACATCAAGCAACGTAATTGGAGAGCTTGGAAAAGTAGTTGATGCAATACCTTCATCACTATACAATAAAGAAGACATGCTAATATATGTTTCTCAAAATATCGCTCGTGCTTATGTTCGTGCTTTGGGTGGATTCGGAAGTTTCGTAAACGGAGAAAACAACTCAGGTATCGGTGCACAAGGTACAATGTGGTACAATGGAGGAGCAGGGCTTTCTTTTGATGGAGTTTCTATTGTTGTTGCAAATGGACTTGCAGACAACAGAATGGTAGCTGCTCAAAAATCTAACCTATTTTTCGGCACAGGATTACTCAACGATCACAATGAGGTGCGAGTGTTGGACATGGCAGATTTGGACGGAAGCAAAAATGTTAGATTCATTATGCGTTACACAGCAGGTGTGCAGTATGGTGTTGCATCTGACATTGTTTACTACGGAGCTTAATAATAATTCGGAGAGAGTGGGTTGGATTTTTTCTGACCCACAAATCCATAACAAATAAAAAATATAACAAATGGCATGCTTAATAACAAAAGGGAGAACAGAACCTTGCAAGGATAGCGTAGGTGGGTTGCAGGCTGTTTATTTCATTGACTTCGGTACGTTAGGAGATATTACTTACGCATCTACAAGTGATGAAATTACAGCAGTAGCAGGATCGCCGACAGCTTACAAATATGTATTGAAAGGCAACTCTTCATTAGAACAAACCATCACATCAAGCAGAGAGAATGGCACTACTTTTTATGATCAAATAGTTAATTTAACATTAAAAAAGCTATCGCCTGAATCAAACGACCAATTGGCAGTAATTGCAGTTGCAAGACCACACGTTGTGGTTGAAGATAACAATGGCAATTTCTTTTTAGTTGGAAGTGAGTTTGGCGCGGACGTAAATGGAGGCACAGTTGTGAGTGGAGCTGCAATGGGAGACCTCAGCGGTTACACTTTAACGCTTCAAGGAATGGAGAAAAAACCTGCTAATTTCTTATCAGGAGGAATTACAGGAGTTGGAATCACAGTTTCTACATCTGACATTACAGATATCTAAAATTGGATTTTAGTCGAGTTGAAAGGGAGCTACAAGAATGTGGCTCTTTTTTTTTTAAATTATTTCACAAAAATTCATACAAATAGCGTTATACATATATGATACTATTAAAAACAAGCGATGATGGTAACGGAGGAATAAGACAACAAGAGTTTTATTTTATTTCGGCACCACAGGGCAGTTTATGGGCAGAAGATTACACAGCTTATATTGTGGATGATATAACAGGAGAAAACATCACAAATCAAAGCTATACAACCCAAAGCTATGGAGATTATATTAAAGTCAATTTTGAACCTGTAGGATTGCAGGAGGGAATGACTTACAGCTTGTGGATAACAAATAATGATGTTTCAACACCACCCAAAAAAAGGGTAGTTTACAAAGACAAGATCTTTGTTACAGATCAGGAAATCAATCAAGTCAATGAAAAATCCTACAATATCAATAAAGGAAATTACATTGAAAAAGAAACAAGCACAAATGACTATATTGTATTATGAGCAGAAGACGTACAGAAAAGGGTAAAATTAATGTTGTAAATCTAAGCAACTATACTTCACCTGAAATCAAGGTTACTAAGGACAAAACATGGGTTACCTATGGCACAAAGAATGAATACTTTAGTTACCTTTTAGACAGATATTCAGGAAGCCCAACAAACAATGCGATTATCAATGGAATTTCGCAGATGATTTATGGCAAAGGATTAGATGCAACAGACAGCAATAAAAAGCCGAATGAATATGCAGAGGCATTATCTTTGTTCAATAAAGATTGCACTCGCAAATTAGCGTATGATCTCAAACTAATGGGGCAATGTGCAGTTCAAATAATTTACTCAAAGGATCGAAAAAGGATTGCACAAATTGAGCACTTACCTATTGAGACAATTGCAATTGAAAAGGCAAACGATGATGGAGAAGTCAAGGGCTATTACTATTTTCACGATTGGGCTAAAATCAAACCTCAGGATGAACCTCAAAGAATACCTGCTTTTGGAACAAGCAATGAGGCAATCGAATTGTTATACATCAAACCTTACGTTGCAGGACACTATTACTTTTCGCCTGTAGATTACCAAGGCAGTTTGCAATATGCTGAATTAGAGGAGGAGGTTTCAAACTATCACTTGTCTAACATAAAAAATGGGCTTGCCCCAAGCATGTTAATCAACTTCAACAATGGAGTACCGAATGAAGAGGAGAGAGAATTGATTGAAAGGAGAATTTACGAGAAGTACAGCGGCAGCTCAAACGCAGGCAAATTTATACTCAGCTTTAACGAGAATACAGATTCACAAAGTAGCATTGATGCAGTTCAATTAAGTGATGCACATTTGCAGTATGAGTTTCTAAGTTCAGAGAGTACTCGCAAAATAATGTTAGGGCATAGAATTACATCGCCTATGTTATTGGGAATCAAGGATCAAACAGGACTCGGAAACAATGCCGATGAATTAAAGGTCGCAAGTGTATTGATGGACAATACTGTGATTCGCCCATTTCAAGAATTATTACTTGATGCTTTTGATAAGATACTTGCCTTTAATGAGGTTACATTAAATCTTTATTTTAAGACTCTTCAACCACTTGAGTTTGTCGAAATTGATACTACAATAGACAGCGAAACAAGAGAAGAGGAAACAGGAGTCAAATTAACTTCAAAACAAATAGATGGACGAAGTGCATTTGATACTAAAGAGGAGGCAATCGCAGTAGCTAAAGAGATGGGATGTGAGGGATATCACGAACATAAATTGGATGATAAAATTTGGTACATGCCTTGCGAATCGCATGATTTGTCGGAGCAGGTCGAATTGACAGAGGACATCTCAAAAGCTATACTCAATAATTTAGAGCATGAAGAGATTTTGGACGAATGGGAGATTGTAGATGAGATTGAGTGCGATGGCGAAGAGTATGACGATGAAGTTTGGGCTAATTATTTATTGGATGAAAAAAAGAACTTAGCTCAAAAGCTCGCAGGATATGTAACGCCAAAACCAAAGGGATTTAGTTACTTAGATAAATCATTTTACAAGATTAGATATAAGTATCATCAAAAGAAACAATCATCAAGCGATAGCAGAGATTTCTGTTCTACAATGATGAGTCGATTTGATTCAAGGGGCTATCCTGCAGTTTACAGAATTGAAGACATTGACAAAGCAAGCAGAGAGGGGATCAATTCAAATTTCGGTCATAAATCACAACCTTACGATTTATTCAAATATAAGGGAGGACCATATTGCCACCATGTTTGGAAAAAAGTTTTATACAGATTAAAAAGCAAGACGATTACAAGCCCTGCTTTCAATGATTATCAAAGAACAAGGTCAATACCTAAGTCGTATAATATAAACCCAAGAGGCACAGCAGAATCGATTGTGGCACCTGTTGATATGCCTAATGGTGGGCATCATCCGAATTGGAGTGGAGGCAAAAAATAAAAGATAGCAAATGGCAACAGCATTATTCATAACAGCAAAGGATTTAAAAGCAAACACACTCATTGATGGCAACGTAGATGTGAATAAATTTTTGCAATTCATCAAAATCGCTCAGCAGATTCACATTCAGAATTTTTTGGGTGGCAAGTTGTACGATAAAATCTCTGCAGACATTTTGGATGGAGCAGGAGGAGGCACAGGATTGCAAGACCCTTATTTGTCTTTACTAAAGAATTACATTGTCGACATGTTGATACACTATGCAATGGTTGATTACCTACCTTTTGCTGCTTACCAAGTGGCAAACGGAGGAGTTTTCAAACACAATTCAGAAAACAGCGAATCGGTTACAAAGGAGGAGGTTGATTCTTTGATTGACAAGCACAGAAATTTTGCTCAATTCTACACGAGAAGATTTATTGATTTTATGAATTTTAACAATGAGCAGTTTCCTGAGTACAATCAAAATCAAAATGAAGACATGTACCCTGACAGAGATGCTAATTTTACAGGTTGGGTTTTATGAATCATTTTGCAAATAATGGAATCGAAATTTTGAAGTCAAAGAAAACAAGAAACAGCAAACCAAAAAAAAAGAATGTTGATCTTTTGAAAAGGTTTTTAAAAAAATACGAAAATGGATTGGTATCAGACGAAAACACTAAACATCAAAATACAGTATAAATGGGTACACTAACAGGAGCGCAAATAAGGAATACTTATGATGGATTGCTAAAGACTACTGATAGCACTCAGGGCATACCTGTAAGTGGCAGAGTAGTGGTACAGGATGGAGTCGGAAATAATAGTGCATTAAGTGTAGGCAGGTCAACTAATGGAATTGAATCAAGTGGGGATGTAAAAATCGATGCAGGGGATTTATTGTTTACTTATAATGATCAAGAGAGATTCATTAAAGGGGATGTAAATGGAGGTGCTATTAAATTTGTCGGAAACTCAGACAACCAAGACAACCCTGAAAGAGGGATTTTTATCGGTAGATCAGACAACAACGGAGCTTTTACATCGGCAATAGATGTCAGAACCGATCTTAATGTCGAGATTCAAAATAACTTATTGACTGACCATATATTAGCTAAAACAAATAGTGGCACAACAGGTGTCGTTGAGTTTTCGGATGAAGTTAATTTTCAAAACCCTGTAACTATTTTTGATGGAATGGAAGTTAGTGGAAACTTGAATCAAAATTCAGGAAACATTACATCTACATCACAAATTCAAGGTGCAACAATTAAGGCAACAGGATCGATTGGAGTCAATGTTACAGGAGCACCATCGAGGCCGTTGGATGTTCAGGGCAATACAAGATTGTTCGGAAACGTTTTAATGGATAAATCAACAAGCAAACTTGGGATTAGGCTTAATGACCCACAGTACCCACTTGAAGTCAATGGCACTATAAGGTCAAATGAATTAAATATAGGAAACAGACTTAATGGTGCTCTTACATCAAAAAGGATTTATACAGGCACAACTCAGGATAATAAAAATTTCTTACAATTTAGCGATTACGGAAGTGGAAATTTAAGTAGCATGAACCCTGACAAACCTAACTTTACCCAAGCAACAACCGCAAGTTTTAGTCAGGATGGAAAATTGATGGAGGATTGGTTGTATAAATGGGTAAGAATCAAGCCGAGTTGGTGGGGAGTTCAGACAATCGGAGAATATAAAACTTATACTATTTTAACAGCACCGAATGACAATACATTTGTTTTAGTTGATGAGATTTTAGTCATTGATAATAAAGACATTTATACACCAACCACAAGGGGGAACTTTGTCGGACCTGATGCAGACCCATGGTTGGGCTTTTTTAATCGATCAGGAGCAGAAGTTTATGACAGACAAATTGCTGCTGTTACTTTAGGAACATATCGTGCAGAACAAAAAAAATGGGCTTACTTAATGAGAAGCAATGAAAATGTGCAGATCAATAACAATTTCTTAACGACTGTTCAAAGGTCAGGAAACACAGTTCAGTTAAGAGCAAGAACATTAAACACCCAAACAATAAGACCGAATTATAATGTTGAATTTAGAATTAAATACAAGATATTTAAAACTCAAGAACAAACAGGATATAATCCAACGACACTACAATAATGAATTTAACAGATTTAAAAATATACGGATTGAATATAAGCAGTTTTGCAATAAGCTTGACAAACATTGATATGGTGCTAAAATTATTGTTGTTAGTCGTAACAATAGGTTACACAATAAATAAATGGTACTTAATGAATCAAAAAAATAAATAATAAAATATGAACACGACAGCAGAGATATATGATGTGAGTTGGTTTGGATGTGGAGAGATCAACAATGGCTCAAATGGATGGGGAGACATTTATGATTGGTATAGTTCTACTACCTCTGCTTCACAAAATTGTTAAAATGATTAAATTAATAAGAAAATTTGCAGATTGGTTGGAGGATAAAAAATGTAGATTTCACTTTGGTTGGAATCGATTTTTGGAGAATTTAAAAACTAATTGCTCATGCGAAAGATCAGGAAGATAATAATACATTGCTCTGCAACACAAGAGGGAAAAGATGTAAGCGTCGAGACAATACGTAAGTGGCATTTGAAAAGAGGGTGGCGAGATATCGGCTACCATTTTGTCATTGGATTGGATGGTCAAGTGCATGAGGGCAGACCGATTGAGCAAACAGGTGCTCACACTAAAGGACATAATTTTGATAGCATCGGAATTTGTTACATTGGAGGAGTTGAAGCGGAGAGAGGTGCAGATGGAGATTGGGTTGCAAAAGACACAAGAACAGATGAGCAAAAAGAGGCTTTGGATGATATGTTGTGCTATCTAAAAATAATGTACCCACAGGCAAATGTTTATGGACACAATGATTTCAGTTCTAAATCATGCCCATGCTTTGATGCTCAACAAGAATATGAATGGATCAGCAACCAATTTTAAAATGGATAAAAGAACTAAACTTATATTGGGAAAAATTAATGCCTTAATCAAAAAAGATAAAAGGTACAATGCAGGTCAGAGAATCGAATTTGAAACATACAACGATTACCCACAAGGAGCTGTAAATAATGCAAAGAGAGCTATTGAGTGGAAAGAAAAAAATGGCTCATCATGCGGAACAAGGGTGGGGTGGACAAGAGCAGCCCAAATCGCAAGAAAAGCAAAACTCAGCCGAGACACGATTGCTCGCATGGCTTCATTCAAAAGACATCAACAACACAAAGATGTACCTTACACAGAGGGTTGCGGAGGATTGATGTGGGATGCATGGGGAGGCTCAGCAGGAGTAAATTGGGCGATAAGTAAATTAAAAGAAATCGATTTGGCAGAGGTAGGCAAAAGAGGTGGGATAAAAAAGAGTCCGAAAGCACCAAAAAGCGATACACCTAATAGAAATCCAAAAGGCAAAGGTACTGCAAAGGGAGATGCCTCAACAAGTAGAGGAGCAAAGGTTTCAAAAAAGGATGAGGCTACTTTAAAAAAGAAAGCAGATGATTTTAATAAAAGGTACAAAAGCAAACTTGGTTATGGAGTTACAGTTGGACAACTAAAGTCAGTATTTCAAAGAGGGCTCGGAGCGTTTAATACTTCTCACAGCCCAAAGATCAAATCAGCATCTGCTTGGGCATTTGCAAGAGTCAATGCTTATCTTTATTTGGTTAAGAATGGAAGGCCTCAAAATTCTAAATATACTACTGACTATGATCTACTTCCAAAAAAACATCCTAAAAGTTCAAAGCAATGAAAAAAATTTTAACTTGGTTTACAGAGGGAGTGATCGGAGAAATCGGAAAAGTCATTGATAACCTATTCACAAATGATGAGGAGAGAATCAAAGCTAAAAATGAAGTTTTTAAAATCCTGAAAGAAAAGGAATTGGAATTGCAAAAAATGCAAACTGAGATCATAGTTGCAGAGGCTCAGGGCAATTGGCTACAAAGATCATGGAGACCGATATTAATGTTAGCTTTTGGTTTTATTGTTATTTATGTTAAATTTATTGCACCCTTATTTGACTTGCGAATACCTGAGTTGGAGAATGAATTTTGGAATCTCTTGCAGTTAGGTATTGGAGGCTATGTCATTGGGAGAAGTGCTGAGAAGATTGCAGGCAATATCACAATAGGTAAAAAATAATTTTTGAACCACTTGATTTTCTAAAAATTTTTATATATCTTCGACAACATAATTCTTATTTTTTTCTAAACCAAAAAGAAAAAAAATGATATATCAATATGTTTAAAGGCAAAAACTATTTTAAAATGAATTTCGACTTATCACTAAAGCACTTAGGAAAAAAAGAAGATAAATACAATGCTGATATGGACATGTACCACTTAAAATTTAAAACTTACAATGCAACAATTGAGGGTAAATTTGAGAGGTCAGAAATCCGCCACATGATACAGATATTGGATAACTCAATTCAATAATGCCTAAAAGGAAACCGACTAAAAGTGCTTTAATAAAAAAAGCAGACAAGGTTTTCTCACTATATATCAGGCAAAGAAATTCAGATCACAGGGGACATACAGAGTGTTTCACTTGTGGAAAGCACGATCATTGGAAAAAATTACAATGTGGACATTTCATGAGTCGAAGACATTATTCTACAAGATGGAATGAAACCAATTGTCAAGTGCAATGCTCGGCTTGCAATGTGTTTAGATATGGAGAGCAGTATAAATTCAGCAAAAATTTAGATTCTAAGTTTGGAGAAAATACAGCAGAAGATTTGTTGATACTAAGCAACAAAACTGTTCACTACGATGCAGCGGATTTGCTGCAGTTAATCGAATTTTACGAAAAAAAGATTTCAGAATTAAAATAAATTACTATCTTTGATTGTCTTTTAGGTTATCTATTACTTGAAAAGGGGTTGGCTTTTATCGGTTAACCTCTTTTTTTTTTGATCTTTTTTACAAAAAGCTTGTTTTATCAAATTTTGTTAGTATCTTTGTAATGTAATAATAATACAAAAGACATGAATTACTCAATCAAAAAAAATAGATTCTTTTACAAACACAAGCTAATAAAATTAGACTATGGCTACGAGGTCGTTTGGTTTCGTAATTATGGAACAAAGGATCAGGAGATCAAAACAAAGGGCTTTGTATTTTTAAAAGGTGCAGAGACATTTATCGATTTTAAAATAAATTACTTAAAAACAAATAATATAATATGACACATTCAGAAGATATACAAAGGGCTAAAAAAATTAAATTTAAAGATGCAAGGATTCAGGCTTTGGAGTCAAGAGTTGAAGATTTGGAAAAAAAAATTGTATCTTTAGAAAATCAAATTGAGTTTTTAAAGGCTCAAAATGAAGTCGCAAGACAAGTAATGTTTAATAAATACTAATAGAAATGAAAAGAGACAAACTACTCGAAATGTACAAAAAGTACGACCTCAACAAAGAGGATTTTTTTAAGCATCAACATTACACAATCATTACAAGAGCAGGGATTGATAAGATTCAGGCTAAGGAGCAGATTGCTATTGTTTATGATGTGATCAGATGCGAGACAAATTATGCAGTTGTCAAGGCACAAGCAACCTTTAATGATATAGTCATCCAAACATTTGGAAGTGCTTTAAAAGGTACTAACTTTAAGGATGGCAATACAAATTCATGGTACGTTGCAGAGATGGCTGAAAAGAGGGCAATGAGCAGAGCAGTTTTGAAAATCACAGGATTCTACGAGCTTGGGGTTTTCGGAGAAGATGAAAGCGAAAGTTTTAAAAAATCAAATAACACAACTAAAATTCAAAAAATAGAAAAATGAGTGCACTAATAAATTTCAGTTTGAACGTAAAGGACTTACCAAAAGATAAATTGATTCAAGGTAAAAAGGGAACATACATCAATCTAACAATGAGCATTAATGATGAAACAAGATTCGGAAACAATGCAGGGATTTATATATCTCAATCAAAAGAGGAGAGAGATGCAGGAAACGACAAAGCTTATTTAGGCAATGGCAAGGTTGTTTGGAATGATGGACAGATTAAAAATGCTGACAAGGAGGATCAGGTTGAGGCTGTCGAGGTCGAAGATCATTTGGCAGGAAGAAAAGATGATGATTTACCATTTTAAATTAGGGCGGTTTTTACCGCCTTTTTTTTATGCATAAATACAAATTGCCTATATTAAAAAAGCATTACAGCAAACTCAGCAAAGATAGTTTCATCGGACAATTTTTTGGGGTTGAACATATCGGCTTTTGTCAAAAATTATTTTCAGATTATTCACATAACGAAAATGTTATAAGCCAAAAAGGTTGGGAGAATTATTACAATGAGCATTTTGGATTTTCAAAATTGACAAATGTTTTCGAGATCATAAAAGAAAAATGCTACACTTTTGGAATGTCAGATGCAGACATCAAATGGTATATATTTTACAGATCGATTGGTCAGACTTGGAATGGGTTAATAACTGAGCAAGAGGTCATTGATGAATTAATACCTTACTTTCCTGAATATGATTTCAGAAAAACAAGCTATGATATTGATCACACTTATTGCATTGATTGGGAGATGATGTCAAATGGCAATAGAGTTTTGGGGTTGCAAATTAAACCTATCAGCTATAAATATATGAACACACCTTATCAACTAAAGGCTAAAGAAAATCACAAGAGATTGAATGAAAAATACAAAAGAATTTATGCACCTTACATTTACATATTTTATGAAGATGCAGGTATCTACAAAAAAAATAAATTGATACAAGAAATCGATATTAAAAAAATTTTATAACTTTAAAGAAAATTAAAAAATGCTAATAGATCGCAAAAATTTAAAAGACAAGCTAAATGATTTAAGAACAGGAAAAATAAAAGAGGGGGAAAAGATAGGAGTTGATGAAATTGACAAATACCTAAGATTCAAACAAGGCAATTTCGTTGTCGTTTTAGGGCATGCAAATGTCGGAAAGACAACTTTGATTCTCTATTTGATGTTAATGTTTGCTAAAAGATTAGGCAAGAGATGGCTTGTTTTTAGTAGTGAAAACGAAAGTCATTCGATTTACAGAAAATTAATTGAATTTTTAGAACAAAAACCAATTACAAAAATTGATGAAAATAGTTTCAATAAGCATTTTGAATGGTTACAAGGTTATTTTAAAGTAATTGATAACAATAAGATGTACGACTATAGGGCTCTTTTGGAGTTTAGTCAATCAATTAAGGATGCTTGGGATTTTCATGGATTACTTATTGATCCATATAATAGCTTAATAAAAGCAACAGAACTAATTAAAAATGTCGGAGGTCATGAATATGACTATCAGGCAACAACAGAGATGAGAATTTTTTGCAAAAAAACAGGGGTTACAATATGGCTCAATACTCATGCAAACACTAACGCACTAAGAATGAAGCATCCCATTGGGCATGATTATGTCGGACACCCCATACCACCGATGGCATCAGATGTTGAGGGAGGCGGAAAATTCGTTAACCGCGCTGACGATTTTTACGTGTTACATCGCTACATACAGCACCCATCTGAGTGGATGTACACGCATCTCCACGTTAGAAAAATTAAAGAGATAGAAACAGGAGGCAAACCCACGCCAATGGATGATCCAATAAAATTCAGGTCAATGATAGACAACGTAGGATTTGAAATTGATGGCAAACCAATTTTAGATATACCAATAAAAGAAGAGTTCAAACCCTTAATCTCAATTAAATGAAAAGAAAAGATATGCCTGTTTTTACAGGAGTATTAAAATACTTTCCTGACGCTATTAAAGAAGTTTCAAAAGTTTCTTTGCAAGGGAACAAACAACATCATCCTGAAAAACCATTACATTGGGATAGGTCAAAAAGCAGCGATGAATTAGATGCTTTGACAAGACATTTAATTGATGCAGGTAGTTTGGATGATGATGGAATCAGACACTCAGCAAAGGTAGCTTGGAGGGCATTGGCAAATTTACAAAAAGAGATTGAAAATGAAAACAGCAAAAAAGTACACAGTAAATCAAAGGATTTCAAGGATTGAAAAAGCAATAGGGGAGATATATATTTTACTGCAGGCTATTAATGATAAGGCAGACAATATAGCAGAGGGCAAATTCATAACAAAAAAAACAAATGAATAACGGAGTTCACATTCAATCAGTATATATCTCAGGAGTTTTGATTGGGTTTCTTTACAATGAGGAGGAGGATTTAATAAATCAAAAAAAAGAATATATACTTACTATTTGCTTTTTAATGTTTGGAATCAGGATAACATTTTGGTAAAGGTTATAAACATAATTGCTAAAGACCACAATCGGTGGATCACTATCGCTAAATCTTTTGGATTGAAAGATGATGCAGAGGATTTGGTGCAAGACATGTATATTAAAATAAATCAATGGAAGGGAAAATACGATAAAACATTAATGTTTAATGATAAAGAGGTTAACCAATACTTTGTTTTCAAAGTTCTAAGAAATTTATTTTTAGACAAAGTGAAAAAACAAAAAAAAATAATTAAACTAAGTGACACATTTTATGAGCCATCTATATCAGCCATGTCAATGGAGTATCAGGAAAGATTGGATTTTGTAAAGTCAGAGATTGATACTTGGAGCTTGTATCACAAAAAAATTTATGAGCTTGTTTTTTTAGAGGGAAAATCAATACAATGGCTAAGCGACAAAACAGGGATCGAATATCATACAGTAAGAAGAGCAGTTCAAAAAATTAAAAAAAATATAAATCTAAAACTTAAACAAAAATGAAAATTACATTTACAGCAGAAAAACAAAGAGAAATACTTTCACTATTGGATATTAAAAAAAATGAATCTTCAATGTACGAAACAATCATGTTCAAAGCAGTTGAGGATTATATTGAAAACACAATGAAAAAGCAAGGAGTTGGAATTGTATTACAAGCAGTTGGCTATGCTTATTTTAATGATGTTATTGATTTTACATTCAAGGGTAGCAAAAAGAAAATGGAGCAAGAAAATTACGCTTTTGTAGGAGCAAAGGGATCAGATGTTTACTTCTATGGATTTTTATCAAAAGAGGATTTATTTGAAAAAGCAAATTCAGAAAAAAGAGGCATCTACAATGTCAATGTAAGTGATCTCAAAGAAATTACTTTGCTATGAGATTGGGGGATTTAGTCGAAAAAATAACAACCTATACAGGCATCAAATGGTTAGTCAAAAAAATTACAAAGATTTTCGGAATTGATGATTGCGGATGCGACAGGAGAAAAAAGCAACTCAATAAAATTAAAATAAATAGATTGGACAAATGGACAAATTAGACTTAGAAGATTGGGAAAAATTCAGGGCTAACCCAACATCACATATAAGCCACTTAGAGTACAAGCTTGTGGCAGAATTGCATGCAAAGTATTTTAAGCACTCATTTTATTTACCCTGCAAATGCAGCCCAAAAATCGTAAATCAATGGATTGCACAAATCAATGACTTATATGAGAGGAATCAGATCAACAAATAAATTTGAAAAAGCATTTATTTGGTTTTACAATGGCTTTGATGATTGGCAGTTGGAGTGGGTGGGAGATCAGAACTTGCCTTACGATGCCATCGGCAAGACTCCGAAAGGGGATGAGGTTGTCATTGAGATGAAGTTCAGGAAAACATACTACGAAACTAAATTGCTTGAAAAAAAGAGATTCGACAATTTAATGAAGTTGCCTAAAGATGTAATAAAGATTTATTTTGTTAGTGATCCAAAAGGGAGTTATTGGTTTTGGTTAAATAAGTTACAAGAGTTAAATATCTTCAATAAGCGTTTTCCTGAGACAACACATTGGAGTGGGAGTAAAATTAAAAAAGATGTTTATTTGTTGGAGGAAAGCCAAGCAAGTTTGGTAAATAGGTCAGATGAAAAGGAAAACATAAATCCATTTGCAAAGAAGAAAAGTAAAAAAAAATAGTTATTAAACTTTTTTAATTAAAAAATGCGTTTTATATTTGTACTATAATAATTTAAAAGACAGA